CCGGTCTGGAAATTCTATAACATTAAAGTAGTTATCAGATGCTGCGGATATATCGAATACTTCAATCGTCGATATATCTTTAATACCTCTGTACGGTACTGTTTTTCTAATTTCTGGTAAGTTCCACGTTCCTGCCGGCATACATTTTCACCTATTTTAATATAAATATTAGGTGAAGTTAATTTCAGAGTATCCGTTAACCTTCTTAATCTCGATCAGCTTATCTACAATATCTCTCATGGCATCTATATGAGAAATACACATTAAAAAGCCAAATTGTGATTTAAGATAATCAAATAATAAAAACATTGAGTTTAGGTTATCTGAATCTAGTACTCCAAACCCTTCATCTATTGCAAGGAAGTTTGGTCTTGGAAGATTTGATACATTTATCAAGGAAGTTCTAATTGCCAATGATGAAATAAATTTTTCCATTCCTGATGTCAATTCTAACGGCCAATAATTATTATCATCATAAACAATATGAGCATTTATATTTTTACCATCTGTATGTAATACAATTGTAAATTCAACAATTTGATTTAGAATGTTATTTATTTCAGATTCAATTTGCGGAAGTGCCTTTGTTATTAAATGGTATGGAACTCCATCTCTATTAACAGCTTTTTGATAATATTCATATCCCTGATATTGTTGTTCTAATTCTTTTAGTCTATTGATTCCTCCTTGAGCATCTTGTTTTGTTTTTTCGGCCATTTTTAATTTACCCGAAAGAGATAATAATTTAGTATGTAACTGTCCTAATTCTGAACTTACTGTTGTTATTTCATCTCTAATTTCAGATATTTCAGAATTTTTTGTTTTATTAAATTCTATATTATCTAATTGTTTTAACGACTTTTTTAATTCTGATTTTTTAGATTTTAAATCTTCTCGTCCTTTATGTATTTGCCATTTGAATGATTCAAGTTCTCTTTCTTGATTAATTAATGTTCTTTCTGAATCATTTAGGTTGTTTTTTAATTTACCTAATACTTCTAATTTTTCTTTTGGCTTATCTTCATGTTCTATTTTTGCAATACCATCTTCAAAATGTTTGATATCAAATTCAATAGCTTGTTCTTCATCAATTAATTTAGGTAAAAGATCTGCAACTTGTTTTGTTTCTTGTAACCACGGATTGGCCATACAATAACTACAATCTTCATCCCATTCATGTTTATCTAATTTAGAAACCATTTTTTCAGCATGTTGAATTTTCAATTGTTTTAATTTAAGATCATTGTTTAATTTAACAACTGTATCCTGATAATCTTTTTGTTCTACTAATGCATCTTGCAAAGATTTTTCATCGATCTTATTTATTTTTTGAGTAGTTTCTTTGATAAGCTTTTTTTGTTCACGGATTAATTCTTTTTGAGAATCTCTTGACATAACAATGTCTTCAAGGTCTTCTTCTATACTCTGAATTTCTTTATCAATATCTTCTGGACTATCTAATGTATCATCAACTTTCTTTAACTCTTTTGTCATAGTAAAAATGATATCATTAAGATTTGTTTTCATTTCTTCATGTTCATTTTTATCAATTTTCATTTGTTCATATGAACCAGAATATTGCATTATTATATCTCTAGCAGATGCCAGATCTGTTGAAAAATCTTTTCTTTTATATTCTCTAATTAAAGCAGCTGTTTCTCTAATATCATCATGGCCTATTTGATATAATTGTTCAAATATGTCAATATCTAGAAATTGAGATAATAATTCTTTTCGTTCTCTTTGACTCTTATCAATAAAACCAGTATTATTATTTTGTAATGATAAAGCTGTTAAAACAAAATCGTCATATGTTCCTAGATATTGTTGAATAATTTTATTTGTTGAATCTCTTTGATCTCCATTTAAACTTTCATGATTGCCAGAGTCATCTACTCTCCAAAAATCTACATTTACTTTAACATGTCCGTTATTATGTTTACGAGCATTACGCTCAATAAAATATGAATATTTACCTAACTCAAATTCAAACTTACAATGAAATCTAGATTTTTTGTTATTTAATACATGTTTTGCAAATTTAGTACGGCTACATTTATCAAAACAACAAAATGATAAAGCATCCAACAATGTCGATTTACCAGAAGCATTAGGGGCAAATAATCCATACAATCCATTCATATTTGTGAAATCAATTTGATTATTATCTCCATAACTAAACATGTTAGAAAATTCAAACTTTTTAGGTTGCCATGTTATATTTCTAGTCAATGTACTTGTAGGAAGTTTACTATGAACTGTTCTATTAATGTGCCTAATAGTATCTAACAATTCATCATCTAATGCATATTCATCTGTCAAATATTCTGTAATAACTTTATTTTGCCATTCTACATCTCGTATGTTACCAAAATTAATTTTTTTCTTTTCATCGTTTGTATTTAATGCATTTATCTTTTGGATTGAAATATCTTGAACTTTATACTTTGATTTAATCTTAGCAACAATTTCTTTTAATGTAGCAGAATCAGTATCTTTTACTTTTAGTCTTAATCTAGGACGTAATGGTATTTTATCACTAGGGTTTAGTATCTTACCATTATCAATTTGATATGTGTAATATCCGTAATCATTTGGAATATCAACAAATTCGCATTTTTTAGTTTCTAAGTCCCATACCATTATCCCATGACCTAAAGCTTCTCCATGATTTTGTTGAATTAATGATCCAGCATATGCTATAGTTTTTTCATCATTTAAGTATTGTGGTTTATGAATATCTCCTAACAATACTAAATCATGTCCTTCAAACATGTTTGTTGTAACATGTGTATTACTTAAAGTAAATCCAGCATCTGTCGATGCATTATGTACCGATCCATGATGGAGAGCAATTTTATAATCTCCATCAAAACTATCAGCTTTTATATAATCTACTGGCTTATCAAATACTGATAATACGTTAAAGTGTACTCCGGAAATATAATATATACCATTGTCTTTAAGATAATGTAGATTCTGATGATTCAAGGCTTTAACGATTGGACTTAAGGCGTCTAGTCTATAACTATTATTTAAGTTACAATCGTGATTACCTGTAATAATTAATGTAGGTGCTAAATCTGATAATTTTTTGAAAAAATCTGATACTACGGCTATTAATTCTGGCGACATATCTGTTTTGGCATGTACTATATCACCAGCAACATAAATTATAGAATTATCAGTTTTAGTCTTTTTTATATAAGAATATAATCTTTTAAAGACTATTCGATATTCTTTATGTCGTTTTACATTACGTACATGTACATCAGCAATGTGATAGATTTTATCAATTTTTTCTAATCCAATATCTATAGTGCGCATAATATCTTTTTCTCCATTAGTTCTGTTTCATTCATCTGATGTGTTTTATTTAACATATTTGTTATGTTTTCGAATCCTAACTCACTAGGATCTTTTCCTGTTATATCTACAAAATATACGTTCAATCCATTAGACATAAAATATTCTGCAGTCTCTAATGCTTGCTTTCTTGCATCTAAATCTAAACATATATAAATGTCTTTTACACCTTTTTCTACAATTCGTTTTTTTAATGTATTTGATATTGTTTTACCAAATAAAGGAATTGCATTTCTCTTTATTGCAATTGCATCAAAAGCTCCTTCAACCAATACGATTGGCATATTCCAGTTAATATGTAATTCAAATCCTACTATATCTTTAGATGCTGGTGGATTTTTATGTTTAAATTTATCTTCAGCATAATAAGCTCGAGCTACAAAATAATTTAAACTTCCATTGGCATCATAACTAGGAATAATAATTTTTCCTTTATATGGACCTTTTCTGCAATATCCTATTCTATATTTTAATATGTCATGTATTCCAATATTTCTATTTTTTAAATAATGTACTGCATTTCTAAATTCAGGACTCATTTCTTGTAATACCCATAATGGACGATATCCTTCAGGTAATTGTAATACCGGAGTATCTGTAGTTGTCTTTGTTGGTTTATATTCAACATCATCTAATAAATTAATTAATTTAGCAATCTTTTCTCGTTGAACGTTTAATTTACGAAATAATACAGCTAACTTTCTACCGGCCGCATTACATACCCAACAGTGCCAATATTGAGTAACAATATTAACTTCCATCTTCTTTTTATTATGATGACAAAATGGACAATGAAAAGCAACATTATCATTAGAGTTTATCTTACCTTTACCCATTACAGATTCAAGAAGAGTTATGACAGAGAATTTGCTCATTTGCGAATTAATTAATCATTATATTTCATTATCATTTCAATACTTTCAATAATAATGTTTTTCTTTAATAAATTAAATAAAAAATTTTATTAATATGAATATATTAAAAATTTCTCGTAAGCTCAAGTTTTTTGTTGGCTTTTTTTCTCACGTAACCAACTTTCCGGAATTGTCTTTTCTGCCCATAATATTCCATGTTTATCACAAAACATTCCGTATGTAGTTTTACTACCCTTTCGTATTTTTGTCTTTGCTGACTGAAATACCATTCTTATATCTAATTCTGGGTGTTGTTTTTTAATGAGTAGATGTTTCTTTCGATCTTCTAATACCCATCTACCTTTTGTTTCAACTAATATACCATTTGGTAATGTGAAATCAATTGTATATGTATGATTTGTTTGTGGTTTTATATAATCAATAACTGTAGTTTCGTATTCAAATTTAGTTTTATTTTCTGTTAATTGATTTGCTACTTTATGTTCAAAGCCGCTCCTATAACCATGTTTAATCGCATTCTTGCGAATTTTGGATTTTGATCTCCATGCCATAACTTATTCCCTATTTAATATAAATATTAGTAATCCCAACGAATAACAAAATTCATATCAATATCATCACGTTTTTGTATAGGCTGAGCCAATTTTCCTAGGGCAATTAATTGTGATTTATCATTATATAATCCAATCGTTGTAATATAAGGCTTTAAAGTTCCGGAAATAAATAAATCTTTTCTTTGTTCTCCAGGCAATGTATTACTTTGATTTGTACTACATATATCTCCGCCATCTGTAGCCGGTGTAAATGTTGCAGTTGGGTTTATCGATACATTTAAAACATCTTTTGGTACACGTACCATTACTTGATTTTCATAAATAGTATGAGTTCCTCTCCAACGTGCTTCCCATGTCTGACCGGTAATATCTTGATGTTTATTTGCTGCAAAAATACCAGAACCAGAATTATGTTTAGGCAGAACAGATGAAACAACTGCCTGACCGTTTCGATAAAATACATTACCAACAACGTTAGTTTGATATGCTGATGCTGATAAGAAATTTATATTAGCAAGAGAACTTATGGCAGCATCTGATGCTGCATAATCATACATTCGAATTTCTGCTAATGAAATATCACTAGTAATAGATGTACTATCATTATAGTTTCCTAAAATAACATTATTTTTATTAGCAGTAACGCCTCCCGGAATTGATCCGCTATCAAAATCACCGCCAGTTACTTTAACGCCATTGTAAAACAAATTACATAATGATGCTGAATTACGTATAGCAACATGTGACCATGCATACTGCTCGGTAGGCTGATATGATGAAGATAATAATAATTTAGATGATCCATCACACGCAACAAATCGTATAGATCTATGAGTAGCTGTATGTGTTTCAGATATATAAAATGGCACACGTGTTTTATCATCTAATACCATTGGGTCATCGAAATCATTTCGAAAATTTCTACGTGTTTTGACATTTTGTGATTCTTGGTTACGATATAATTCATCTATAGGTCCAAGTTTAGATAATAAAACAGCATCTCCTGATGCATTATGAGTTTGATACCAAAATGATATTGTCCAATCATCACATTTGCCAAATCTATCAAATACATCTTCATGAGGGAGATGAATATGTGATCCAGCTGTTGACTCCCATTTTATTGCCATTCCAGATGGACGATATCTGCCATGATAAGGTTCAACTGATGAAGAATCAAATATGCCAGGTGTTAACTGTAATTTACCATTTACAATTGCATCTTTTTTCTTTCCATTTAATTCATATGTAATACCACTATTACTACTATTGTAAAAAGAAGCAACTTCTGCAATATTTTGTGGCACCATGGTATTAGATACTTCATATGATATATAATCTTTTATTTCTTTAAATGCATCATTAAATGACATATAAAAGAAATTTTTACTCGACGATGCAAATGTAGCTGTATTAATATCTGTATCAATTAAATTTCCATCGCCATCGTCTTGAAGTTTAACTTGTAAATCGCCGTAACTACTAGTTAATGAAAATGAACTTTTTTTAATACGTTCGCCTACATCATAATATGGTATTGTCAAAGTGGATGCAGAAATAAATAATTTACGAGAACTAAATGGATTCATGACCAATTCAGGCAATGCATTAGATCGATCATCATAAAACTTTTGTCTTAATGCATACCAAGCAACATATGTATTTGTGCCATCTGAATTTTTAGGATATGGTATAATACCATCCTGATCAATTCTACCACCGTAATAATATGCTGAATGTGTTACATATCCAGTACCTATTGCGGTGTTATCTACTCTGTAATGTTTATAAGCCTTAAATGGACGTTGATGAACATCACTAGATTTAATTTGTCTAAAAACGTCTGACATATCATATCGTTATTTTTATTTTAAAAGTCTAGTTTAACTTTTACCAACGCTTCACGCGAAAATGATTTTAATAATGGTTGACTAAGTTTTGCAACTGCTAATAATTCTCTTGCTCCGTTATATAATCCAATACTTGTTATATAAACTTGCGGATCTGCTGCAAATGACGCATATTTAATTTCTCCTAATGAACCAGTTGTAAATGTAGGATTATTAGAATAATTATATTCACCATTTTTTACACGTACAAAATAATACGTTGCAGTTACTTTTTCAGATGAACGTGCTTGTATCCCACCTGTTTTTGTTGAACCAACTAATCCAGCCGATGAAGATATTGAATGAAATAATTTGAAAGCATTATCTCCTTGAACTAATGATCCAGTAACTGTATTCATATCAACACCACCTGTTCCATGTTGTTCATCTAACTTATCAGCATTTAAAATTGCA